CTCTGACAACCACGGGCGTTATTACGGGTGGCACGGTAGAGGCAACCAGCGATACGGCTGCGGGTGACAATGCCGCTATGGGTTACACCAGCGCAGAAGGTTTAATTCTGACGGGCCAAGGCAGCACGAATGACATAACCATTAAGAACGATGCGGACACTGCGGTGATTTCTATACCGACAGGCGGCACGAACGTTGATTTTGTTGGCAGTATTGATGTTGCAAATGTTGGCATCTCAACGGGTGTTATTGACCTAAAGAATGGTGGATCACAGTCTGTTGTTAAGTTTTATTGTGAGGTCAGCAACGCGCATTACGCTGAGATAAAAGCTCCCGCTCACGGAGCCTTTAGTGGTAATGTCACGCTTACGTTACCCGCGACTACAGATACAATCGCAGGGATTGCTGCAACTCAGACGTTTACTAATAAAACATTAACCACCCCTGTTGTGAACGCGGGGTTGCAGTTAAAAAACGGAGCGACTTCAGCGGGGTTTCTTGAGTTTTTTGAGGACAGTGATAACGGCACAAATAAGGTGACATTGATTGGCCCCGCTTCTACAGCGGACGTTACGTTGACGTTACCAGCAACTGCGGGAACTATAGCACGGGTTGCCGACATAGATGACACCGCTACAGCTTTGGCAATCGCTCTTGGATAGGATAACACATGGCTAATACATTTAAGGTAATAACAAGAGATGTTGCCCCAGCCAGTTCAGGAACACCTGAGACACTATACACAGTGCAATCAGGCAGTACCGTTGTTGTTCTTGGGTTGACGTTAGCCAACGTTCACACCGCGCAGGTTACTGCCAGCGTTACGTTGGTTAGTACTACAACACAAACCAGCCAAACGCAGAACACTACAGCGCATATTGTAAAAGACGCTCCAATACCCATTGGGTCTACGCTCAGTGTTCTTGACGGTAAGATTAACTTGAACGTGGGGGACATTATTAAGATCGACTGTTCCGTTGCGGACAAGGTTTCTATTACGATGAGCTATATGGAGATCACCTAATGGCTGGTTACATTGGTAAGAAGGCGGCGTTAACGGTTGGAATTGCTGCGACTGTTGACGAGTTAAATTACAATGACACGGGGTCCGCTGTAGGTACTGTTGTAGCAAGTAAGACCGTAACGGCAGATGCCAATAAAGATGTTGCTAGTTTCCGTAATATAACTCTGACAGGCGAGTTGGACGCTGCAACATTAGATATATCTGGAGCAGGGGATGTTGCGGGGGCCTTAACAAACAATGCTTCCGCAGTAAAAGTAGCTGGTAAAGAAACTATTTGGATAGCCGCTAGTGCTATGCAGCCCACTACAAGCAACGGCTGTTCTGCATTGACCACAGTTGAAACAACCTCTGGTCGGCCCGATATGGTTGTCCTAGATTTTGATAAAGACAGCGATGAGTTTGCACAATTTACGGTGGCTTTTCCTAAATCTTGGAGCGAGGGAACAGTAACTTATCAGTTCTTTTGGTCGGGTATCGCGGCTACTACAGGCGTTAGCATGACTTTACAGGGCGTTGCTACAGGAGATAACGACACCATAGACGTTGCTTACGGAACGGCTGTTTTGGTTAATGATGACGCACAAGGCGCGGTTGAAGAAATGTTGGTTTCTGCGGAAAGTGGAGCGATAACTATTGCAGGTTCCCCCGCAGTAGATCAGGTGTGTTATTTTAGAATAGGCCGCGATGTTTCTGACAGCGGTGATGATATGGCAGGAGATTGTAGGCTGCATGGCATAAAGCTGTTCTTTACCACTGATGCAAAGAATGATTCATAATGACGGGTTTTGGGTATAACATAAACACGTTGGGGGCTTATCCAAACAGGGGCGGTCCTGTAGAGGCGTCAGGCGGGACAAAAACAACATCTGGTGATTATACAATTCATACATTTGACAGCTCCGCAAATTTTGTTGTGAGCAAAGGCGGTGATGTTGAATATTTAGTTATTGCTGGAGGTGCTGGTGGAGGTGGCGGCATGGGTGGAGGTGGCGGTGCTGGCGGTTATAGAACAGCAACGGATTTTGCGATCACAGCCCAAACTTATGCTATTACAGTTGGTGCGGGTGGCATTGCTGGTCATGCAGGAGGAAGTAGAGGCGGTAGTGGTACAGGTGGACCCGGTGGCGCTGGATCAAACTCTGTCTTTAGCACAATTACATCAATTGGCGGCGGCGGTGGCGGCACCGAAGGTGGTAGTTCTTCCGCTAGAACTAATGGAGCCGTTGGTGGTTCTGGCGGTGGTGGTGTAGGTACGGGTGGCGGATACAAAGGTACGGGTGCTGCGGGGACTTCGGGGCAAGGTAATGCCGGTGGTGCGGGTGATGGTAATGCTCCGGGGCAAGGTGAAACTGCTGGCGGTGGTGGAGGCGGTGGAGCAAACGCTGATGGGGTGGATGCTTCGGGAAATATTGCTGGTGCTGGTGGTGCGGGTACTGCTAGTTCAATTTCAGGTTCTTCGGTGACTAGAGGGGGCGGTGGAGGCGGTGGTGTCAGAGCGTCTGGAACAGTAGGTGCTGGTGGTGCTGGTGGGGGCGGTGCTGGTGTGATTACTGCATTAAATGCAAATGCCGGTACAGCAAACACTGGCGGCGGTGGCGGCGGCGGTGGACACTTAAACAATCCCGGAAATCAAGGTGCTGGTGGCGCTGGTGGATCGGGTGTAGTCATCATTAGGTACTTAACTGATGGGTAGAAAATAACATGAGTCATTTTGCAAAAGTAGAAAGTGGAATTGTTACGCAAGTCATTGTTGCAGAGCAAGACTTTATTGACACTCAAGAAGGTACTTGGGTGCAGACAAGTTATAATACACACGGTGGTCAGCATACGCTAGGCAACACGCCTCTGCGGAAAAACTATGCTGGCATTGGCTACATATATGACAGCACACGTGATGCTTTTTATGCACCACAGCCTTACCCAAGTTGGACATTAAACGAAACGACTTGTCTGTGGGAAGCGCCTGTTGCGTACCCCGATGATGACAAAAACTACGCTTGGAACGAAGATACAACAAGTTGGACAGAGGTGACTGATGCCCCGCTACCATAACATAAACGGAGAAATGGTGCAGTTCACTGCCCAAGAAGAAACTGCCCGTGATGCAGAAGAAGCGGCATGGGCTGCGGGTGCCGACACCCGCGCTGCAACGTCTGCGCGTGAAGAGCGCGATAAACTGTTGGCAGAAACGGATTGGATGGGTAATAGTGATGTTACCATGTCCAGCGCGTGGACAACGTATCGACAGTCACTGCGCGATGTTCCCAGCCAATCTGGGTTTCCAAACTCGATTACGTGGCCCACAAAGCCTAGCTAGAGGATAAGTTATGACTAGAGCCAGAGATATAGCTAATGTAACTGTTACCCCCACGTTTCCTGACGGCAGTATAAACATTGCCGATCTAAACATTGATGGCGGTACAGACATAGGCGCGGCGTTGGTCGATGCTGACTTGATGGTTGTAGACGATGGCGCGGGTGGGACAAACAAGAAAGCTACCATGTCTAGGCTTGCTACCTATATGGGTACTAAGATCGGTGGCGGTATGGAGTTTATTGCTTCTACTGGAGCTATATCAAACGCAGCTAATGTTTCATTTACTCAGTTTGACTCGTCAAAATATGACTACTACAAGTTCAACTTTTTATACGTTAAACCTGTGACAGACAATGTATTTTTACAAGCGTTCATTAGCACCGATGGTGGCTCAAGCTATGATACTACTGCATCAAATTATTGCTATGGTGGGTCAACTAACTCAGCGAATGGTTTTAACCTGCACGCATATTCGAGCGCCGGTAATGATACAAATGAATATGGTTTATCTGGCTATTTGAACATATTAGGCCCACATTTAACTACTTATACATATGGCATAAGCGAGATCTGTGTGATGTACACTACCGGCGGCGTTTATATGGGCAACACCGCTGCTAATAGAGGTACAGCGCACAAAGTGGCGGCAGATGTAGACGCTATGAAGTTTCAATTTTCGACAGGAAATATAACAAGTGGCGAAATCACTATGTTCGGCATAGTTAATTCATAAGGAAACGACATGTCAGGATACATTGGTATACTACCCGTTCCGCAGGCAACTGAGACACGAAACTCGTTTACTGCTACATCAAACCAGACTTCGTTTACTACAGACGGGTATACCCCCAACTTTGTTTCTGTCTATCTAAACGGGGTTTTGCTGTCCGCCGCTGATTTCACCGCGACCAACGGCACTGATGTTGTGTTGGCCTCTGGCGCTGCGGCTGATGATGTTGTTGAGGTTATTGCTTTCAGCACGTTTCAGTCCGCTGATGCTTTGCCGTTAACTGGCGGTAGTATTAGTGGTAATGTATCCTTTGGGGATACCAACAAGGCCATATTTGGCGCTGGCTCTGATCTTCAGTTGTTTCACGAAAGTGACGTAAATTACATTTACTCTGCTAATAAAACAAACATGCATAATGCCCCTTTGCATCAGTTTAGAAATACCGCGAATAATTCTGAAGGGTTAAAAATTTCAGTAGCCAGTGGGACCGAAATATATTACGCGGGGTCTAAAAAGTTTGAGACAACCAATACGGGCATAGAGGTAACAGGGGCAGCAACAGTAGGTGGTGCTGCGGTCAAAGTTGCTGGCAAGGAAAGCATTTATGTTCCCGCAGCGGCTATGTATCCA